ACATACTGCATAGCGGTAGCCAAGTCACCCATATTAAGTGCCGACTCGTTTACAGCTCCAACAATCTCGTTAGCTGTTATGTTTGCTTGTTCTGATGTTAAACCGAATTGGTTTTGTATTTTCTGTAGAGCTTCTGCGGTAGCTGCACCTGAAGTACCTAGTGCCTGAGACAATAGTGCTATAGGTTTAGTGAGGTTACTTATATCGTCTATGCCTACACCTAACTTAGCTAGTTCCTTTTGTAGACCAACAACTTCGATAGCCGTTAGAGAGGTAGCACCTGCGGTGTCCTCTGCGACTTTCTTTAGCTTAGCCATCTCTTCCGTGGTAAGCCCCGCTACAGCACCAACGTCTGCGATAGCCTTCTCTAGTGCAATAGCTCTCTTAGCTGACTTTATAAATAGCTCGTTCAAAAGAGCCATACCCGCCGCGATACCTGCGGAAGCAAATAGGTATTTACCTAATACAGTCATCCTCTTAGCTAGACCGCGTAATGCACCACCACTTCTCTTAGATGCTATAACACTCTTTCCTTGAGTAGCGTTCCAATGCTTCTGTGCCCTAGTACCTGCGTCTACAGACTTTTTGTGACGCTTGTTATATGTGTTTAGCTTCTGTTGTGCAACAGCTAGTTTATTAGCAGCCGTCTCACCTCTCTTTAGCTCTTGGTTTAAGGCTCTTTGCTTAGTCTTGTATTCAGTCGTGCCCTTGTCGAGCTTCGACATTTCAAGTTTTAGCTTAGCTACCTTTGCTGAAATACCGTCTAGATTAGCGGCTAATTGTTTTGTTGTCTGAGCCATTATAGTTGTATCATTTTAAGTATTGACCTCTCGATAGATGTAGCATATAGAATCTCTAGTCTCTTAGATGCCTTAGCAATGCCTTTCCTTAATGTGGGGGCAACTCCTGTTCTCTTATCGAAGAATGCGTCTGCAAACTTAGTCTTCTTTATTCCGTCTTCCTGTTGCTTACGTGCTATCGCAAACGCAACTTTCTTTATATTCTTATGAGATACGTCAGAGAACTGTCCCTGACCCTTCTTAGCTTCTATCCATTTCGCTATAGCGTTTACAGGTGGAAACCACTTCTTACCGCTCGCGAATGCTTGAGACAGGTTTTGATACTTACCGTTTAGTCCGTATCTAACCCTTACTGTTACGTTGCTTATCATATACTCACCGCTAGGAATCTTAACAGCACTAACTATAACGGCATCCTTTCTAATTAACCACCTGTCGTCTGCAAAGGGAGTTATACTTCTAGTTGACCTAGGCTCTACTAACCTTCCTGTTGCTACGTGACCTTCTTGCTTCGCTTGTTTTACTATCCTAGCAACTATCTGAGCTTTCTTAAACTCCTTGCCTACAGCGGCTACGATTATTACCTTAGCCCTGTTCTTAAACTGACCTATGCTAGCCATTAAAGAGTTATCTCACCCATTGCTAGTTCACCGCTCATACCTCTACCGAACTGTGCTGTTGCAGAGCCTATGGTAGCCACTAAGTCTCCTGAAGCGTCCCAATTACCCTGTATGTCTACGTCACCAAAAACAACGCTCCAACCTTCCTGTTGTAAGTAGTCTTGCAACTGACTCATAACAAAAAGGTTTTCCTCTACGGTAGAGCTGTTACCGTAAAGTCCATTAGGAGATTTGTCTATAATAGCGATAACGTATTCAACGTCATAGACAGGACGACCGTCCTCGTTGTCTAGATTTGCAGACAGCATAGAGACTAGCAAAGTCTTTACATCAAACACCATATTGTCTAACTCAGCCTCACCACTAATAAACTTAACGGAATCAATCATACGGTGTTCGTCCGCGAAATTCTTCAAGTCTTTAGAGAATGTCGAAATGTAGTTATTCATAAGGTGTGTCTTTTTATAATTTACGAATTATTTTATCTTGGACAGTGCCTGTTGCTTACGCTGCTCGGCCTCTTCAATCTTGCGTTTCTGTGACAGGTAACTCATCTCAGGTAACACTTCTTTCATAGGTAGCATATATATCTCGTTGTACTTGGTTATGTCTTCGTTTGCGAGCATACGCACTAGAGAGTAGTAATACCACTGCTGATGAAAGTTAGGCCCGTCGTCAGGCACACTACCTTCGTCCTCTTCCGTTTCCTCTTTGGGGTCGTAAAACACACCTGAGTAGTCCTGAAACATAGTCTTATTCCTACGGTTAACAAACCTGTTAAGAACATAGTAGACTTCCCTTAGGTCGTATGACAGGATGTCTTCCTCGTTAGCTATCTCCTTATGTCCGTCCTCGTTGTCGAATACAAGGTCTTCAGCGGGTCTTATAAGCAGCTTCGCTAGCTCTAGGTCCGCGGTGTGGTTGTTGATGCCTGCCTTGCCTGTGAGTATTTGCTCGACCATAATGAACTGACCGAACACCATCTCTTCAACTCCGTAGTATATCTTCTTCTTAAAGGTAGGCTTCTTTACATTCTCGTTGACAGGGTAGGAATCCTTTATGTCGTTAAAGAACAGCTCTACGCCTATAGCGTCTAAGTCCTTGTAAAACAGCTCCATACTGCCGTCCGCCTCTAGGACTTTCTGTATGCTTATATGTTTCTGTAGTGTTATCATAAGAACATTGTTACACCTCCGTCTTGCTCTTCGAATGCACAGTAGGCCGCGATTGCGAGGGACATAACCATATCATCGTGCTTACCCTCTGTGTTTTGGAATTGTAGATTGCCTGTGATAGCGTTACGCTTAGACTTAAAGTCGTAAAGTTCTTTGAGTAGGTCATTGTTTCTAGGTATCATTATCTTTCTATCCTCGAAAAGCTTGACTAGGTTGCGTATCATATCAGGCTTACTCTTAGCTGTTGTAAGGAAAGGTATCATCTTATACATATCCTCAGCCTCTGTAAGGTCGTCAAACAGTAGGTCATTGTTGTTCACCTCGAAGTAACAGGCCGCTAGCTTCTCATCGTGCTTAAAGTAAAAGTCACGGATGCGCTGCTTAAAGTCCTGATAATCAAGGTCTTCCTCTTTGTAATTGAATCTGTGTATGTCAATAACCTTGAAATCCTCAGTCATTGCAGTCATCACAGTGTAATCCTGAGCCACCCCGATGTCCATTCCGATGTACACGCGCTCGTAGTCTGTAATAATCTCGTCGCTCATTGAGCTTTCCATATTACTAAACAACACCCCTGCGCTTACAGGCAGGCACATATACTCTTGGTCAAACTGCGATTTAGTCATAGACTTCTTCACACCCATAACAACCTTAGTCACCTCAGGGTCGTGTAGGTCTAGGTAGGTGCGCTTGATAGACTTCATATCTTCCCAACCCTCTGAGTCCTGTCCCTGAGTAAACCAATCGTAGAACCAATTAGGACCGTTAAAGGTACTCGCTGCAATCACACGCCCGTTTGTGCGCGTAATCATAGGAAGTAGTACAGCGTTGATAAGGTCTAGCTTCATATACGCCGCCTCATCTAAATATATCATATCTAGGGTAGCACCACGTAGGTTGTCTCCTGAATCCGCGGACTTAAACTTCAAGAAACTCCCGTTGTGGAAGTATATCTCGTTGTTCTTTCTGTCGAACCTCACAATGATTTGGTTGAATAGCTCTTGGTGTGCGGAGAACATAGATTCGATGTCCTTCATTACCTTGTTGGACTGCGCCTGAATAGGTGATACAAACCATACACGCTGTTTAGGTGTGTTTAGGCAACGCATTACCGCGTCGTTCTGCATAAAATATGTCTTACCTGTCTGACGTCCCGCAACAAGTACAGATATAAGTGGCTTGTCTTCGTTGACTAACCTGTGGAAATCTACCTGAGGCTGTGTGGGTGTATATAGTTTTAACTTCATCTCGTGGATTAAGACCCCTGAGAGACGTTTTAAGAGCCTCTAGGGGTATTTGTGGTATCAGTGTATTGTTCGGACTTAGATAAGCTCTTAGAGAGCGTCTATATCAATGTAACCGTCGTCGTCGTTTGCAGGTGCTGTCAAGTCGATAGTAGCAGTAACGTCTAGTTTAGTCTGCTTAACCTCTTTAGGAGCGTTGTGGCCCTGCATAGAGTTCATTATCTTGATAGCTTCCATAGCAACCTTCATATCACCGTTAGATATAGCGAGGTCGCGTATAGTGATTAGCTTGTTGAGGTTCATTCCCTTTGCCGCCTCGATAGACTTCTGCTCAGAGTCCACTAGCTTCATAAGCTCTGTGTGGAACGCTGTCCCCACGTTTCTGCGGTCACGATAGTAAGAGGTGTAGTTCATCTCACGGCTGATAGCCGCTGCGTTGTCTAGACCTTCTTCTGCAACGCGAGTGATAAACTCCTGTTGCTTTCCTGATAGCTCAGAGCCACGCCCTACAACTACCTTACCTTTCTTGTCTCTGTTACCGTTCTTCATTTTAATTCTGTTGTGGTTTGTAATACATCTTGTAACGCTCGTCTGCGCCGTCTGATACCTCACGTATAAGTACAGTATCTCTAAGTGTGTAGTCTAGGTTGTTATAGAATACAACTATCTCTTGACCGTCCTCTAGTGTATAGTCTTCCGTAAACTGAGCGCTAGTTAAGAAGTCAGCTATTAACTCAAACTCATCAAAGCTAGAGGTCATCACCGTTGTGTTTCTAATCTCTGTGCCTAAGCTACCAAAGCCTATAGTGTCTGTTGGAGATAATGTAATCGCGGCTGCTAGTAATAAACTTGTCATATTATTTTCTTCTAATTATATTCTTACTCATTTCGTCTTG